AATCCTGCAAACGTCAGACCCGCACAAGATTTACACAATTAAAATTCAAAAGACTGTGCCGGGTGGTGGGTATCACATTTGGCACGCCGAAGACACCGCCAGAATGCAGCGTAGCCGAGTACTTGTTTTTACTCTCTATCTGAACGACGTTGAAGAAGGCGGAGAGACTGAGTTCCTGTATTTAAGCAAACGAGTTCAGCCAAAGACCGGTCGCATGGTGATTTGGCCTGCTGGCTTTACGCATACCCATCGCGGCAATCCCCCATTAAAGGGTGACAAATACATCATCACGGGATGGGTAGAATTTTAATGGTGCGAGATGGCACGAGACAAAAAGAAAGAGGGTAAGGTCTACACAAGGCTGTCGAGGTTCAATGTGGTTCTGACATTCGAGCAGTACAAGTTTCTGTTAGAGCGCAAACGTAAGGCGCGGGAACTCGACGAGCGGGTGAAATACAAAGACCTAGTGGAGCTATGGGGTATTCCTCAATACCACATGGCAGGTGCTGTTCACCGAGGGATAAGACAGTATGACGAACGAATCAAAGCCGAAGGCAGAGACCGTAACAGTAGACAACCAATCCCCGCCCGGCGCGTGGAAAGACGAAATGAAAGCTGCCCCTTGGGGTTATGGTCAAAGTCAGCAGACGCTCGTCGAGCGATCCTTAGAGAATATACGGAGAGCGGGGTTGTCCAACGAGGCTACAGTCCTTACATTAGAGCTTCTTACTTTGAGGAATGAACTAGAGTATTTGAGTGGGAAGGTTAAAAAACCATGACATATCCGTGGGTAGGGCTACCTTGTTTTCCCTTGGTAGTTAAAGAATTTATTAGCGACAATGAATGCGAAGATTTGCTGACGTTTTTATCCAACAATGAAAGTAAGTTTGGCGCGTTAGTTGAGGGCAACTTTTGGCTTGGTCGTACGATGACTATTCAACAGTCGGGTAGTCCGGTCATTCAAGAAAAGTTTACGCAGATGCGTACGAGAATGGCTAAACACCTACGTTCCAAACTAGAAGAACACTTAGGCTCGCAACCTCCGCTCTACTCTGACCTAATTAATTTTGCACGATGGCCGGTTGGGTATGAACTTCATCCCCATGCTGATGCAGAGAATCCCGGCGGGAGTCCTCACCCGTATCCGTGGCGGCACTTTGCGGCTGTGGTTTATCTGAATGAAGACTACGAGGGTGGAAAGATTCACTTCCCTAATCTGGGCATTGAACTTCAGCCACAGGCTCGGTCGCTGATTATGTTCCCCGGCACTCTTCATTATTTGCACGGGGTACGTCCGGTGACGAAAGGTATGAGACATACGATTGCAAGTTTCTTAACCTTTGATGAAACCAAACACGACAGGTTTGGAGGTGCGATGTGATCGTCGTACCAGAAAGTACGATTGTTGCAATTCCTTACGACAATCGGTTTAGAAACCGTCACGATGAAGTTTTCTTTAATTTTAACGGAATGGTGACTCGGGATTGGTTTATCGAACACGCCTACCGCTGCCTTCCTTTAGTTATCGGCAATCAACATGGATTCGGAGTCAAGTCCTTGTATGACTTCTCTGTTTGGTGGACGGGCGGCAAAAATCCTGATGACGTTAAGATCGCAATTCACGATGACGAATTTTATAGAGAAAATTCTAATCTTCAGTCTGTCAAAGCACACTTTGGAATGGGGACGTTCACGGTTCAGACTGCTTTCTCTTTACGCACCCCGCCTAACGTCAGTCTGATGACAATGCAGCCACCGAACATGGGCATTGATGGGCTTCAGAACATGGTCGGAGTTATCGAAACTGATAACTTACGTCGAGACTTTACATTCAACATTAGGGTGACACGCGCTAACTCGTTGATCGAAGTCAAGAAAGGCGATGTACTTTCTGCCGTACTGCCTTATCCAAGACTATTCATAGACAACTACAAACTAATTGGCCCCGAGCAATTATTCACTGAAGAACAGATTGCAGCAGAACAGAACACAGCAAAAGCATTTGGGGAAGAAAGGTCTAAAGAAGATCCGAAGAAGCCGCACGGAGTGGGACGTAGGTATCACAAGGGAGAAGATATCTATGGTAATAAATTTATTTACCCACACCAAAGAAACTTGCGGCTACCCAAAAATAAAAAGGGTGAGGTGGTAGATGGAGACTGAAGATGATATTTTAGATTTGATTCGGGCATTGCCAGATGAAATCAACAACGCATCGACAACGACTGAATTCAAATTCTTGACAGTGGGCAGCGTCTTGTGGGAGTGTTACCACGAGATCAAACGACTACGCGATGAAAACGCGAAGTTAAAAAGGGGTGGTAAGAGACGATGATTTACTCAGGCGCGGGGCCGTTGCCCCGACATACGTATTGCTACGTTCAGCCGCACACTTTCGGTAACGGCGATTGGCTGCGCGTGTCGTGGTTTGGTTTAGTCAGCCATCCCGGTCGCACGTGGGGATGCCATGTGATGCTTGAATGCGGAGCGGTATACCGCAATGTGCCGCTGCATCGACTAGCACATAAAACTTTGGAAACGCCTTGGGCTCCTTCTGACGCACAAACATGGGACTGTTACGGATACCACTTCAGCATGGTGGAGTACCCGTTTCTTGAAGCCGTTCCTCTGCGCGTTAAGTTGCGCTCCAAAGTAGAACTAACTGGGCGGTATATGTTTACCGCCGTACCTATGCTCGACGGGTTCAGTCTGGAGCCAGAGCAATCGAAAGAGTTTTACTTTATTAAGTTAGACAACGGCAGATTTACAGCACAGCCGACTAATCACATCCTTGTGCAGGATAAGTCTTTTATCACGACATCTGAATGGCCGAGACTTGAGCGGCAGACGGAAACGTGGAGCGTTGATCCATGAGTTTCGTGACATTGGACTTTGAAACTTATTACTCGCAACAGTTTAGTCTGAGCCGGGCCACAACCGAAGAATACATACGTAGTCCGTTGTTTGAAGTCATCGGCGTGGCGATGAAGATCGACGATGACAAGACCGTGTGGTTTAGCGGGACCAAGGATGAAATCAAGGCGTGGCTTAATCAAGTAAATTGGGACGAGTCAGCACTGCTCTGCCATAACGCGATGTTTGACGGGGCTATTTTATCGTTTGTTTTTGGAATTACCCCTGCTTACTACTTTGACACCCTGTGCATGGCACGGGCTAAGCACGGCGTTGATGTAAGCGGGTCTCTAGCCAACTTGGTGAAAATGTATGGTTTGGGCCAAAAGGGAACAGAAGTTATCGAAGCCTTGGGTAAGCGTCGGCAGGATTTTTCTCCTGCTGATCTTAATCGTTACGGGGATTATTGCATTAACGATGTCGATCTTACTTTCAAACTTTTCAACCTTTTTATCGCGGATCATTTCCCGCAGTCAGAGTTAGACCTGATTGACATGACTCTGCGTATGTATACGCAGCCGGTATTGACGGTGAATGACGCGATGCTTGTTGAACGTCTTGAGGAGATCAAGGCTGAGAAGAAAGAACTTCTTGGTGGTTTGATGGGCGTTCTGCAAGTTGGGAACGAGGAAGAAGTCCGGGCGAAGTTGGCAAGTAATCCGCAGTTTGCAGCGATACTGAAGGAACTCAGCATTCCTGTGCCAATGAAAATTAGTCCAACAACCGGTAAAGAAACGTATGCACTTGCTAAAAATGACGAGGGGTTTATTGAACTCTTAGAACATGAAGACCCGCTCATTCAGCAACTCTGCTCAGTCCGGTTGGGTACGAAGTCCACTATTGAGGAGTCACGCATTGAACGCTTTATCGGTATTGGTGCTAGGAATGGCGGCAGGATACCTATCCCGCTCAAGTATTACGGCGCTCACACAGGCCGTTGGGCAGGAACGGATTCAGTCAATTTTCAAAACCTTCCGAGCCGTGATAAGAAAAAGAAAACGCTGAAGAACTCTATCGCGGCCCCTGCTGGTCATGTCGTTATCAACTGTGACTCTTCTCAGATTGAGGCGCGTGTCCTTGCATGGTTAGCGGGACAGGATGATGTCACTGCACAGTTCGCCAAGGGCGAGGATGTGTATTCGATCTTTGCGTCGAAGATTTATAAAAAGCCCATTAGCAAGGCGAACCCCGTTGAACGGTTCGTCGGCAAGACTTGTATCTTGGGATTGGGCTACGGCACAGGGGCTAAAAAGTTACAGCACACACTCAAGACGCAGCCGCCGGGTGCTGACTTGCCCGAGGAAGAGTGCAAGCGCATCGTCGATATTTACCGTGATTCCAACCACATGATCACGGACTTATGGCGAGATTGCGATAGTGCGCTCCAGCACTTTTCGTCGTGGCCTAGCAATTTAAAGTCTTATGCTATGGGCAAACACAAGTGTGTATGGGCTACCGCGTCGGGTATCCGTCTCCCAAATGAATTGTTTATACGATACCCCGACCTACGTTTGAGCGACAAGAAATACATTTACAAATCGCGTAAAGGGGTAACTTCGATATGGGGAGGCGCGATGGTAGAGAACATCGTGCAAGCCTTGGCTCGGATCATCGTCGGTGAGCAGATGCTCAAGATACGAGAACGCTATCGACCTGTCTTGACCGTGCATGACGCAGCGGTAATCGTGGCTCGGAAAGAAGAGGTCGAGGAAGCGGTTGCCTTTATAGTACAAGTCATGTCTACTCCTCCAAGTTGGGCAGAGGGTTTGCCTGTGTCTTGCGAGGCCAAGTACGGCGAGTCGTACGGGGATTGTTAATGATTCAGTGGTCATTCAGTAGTCTTAAGGACTTTATCAACTGCCCGAAGCAGTACTACCACACCAAGGTAGCGCAGGACTTTACCAAGAAAGCATCCGAACAGATGTTGTACGGGTCAGAAGTACACAAGGCGTTGGAGGATTATGTTTGTAAGGCTGTGCCACTAGTTAAAAACTATAAGCGATTTCAGCCACCTCTCGATGCGTTGCTAGAGATTGATGGTGATAGATATTGCGAATATGAGATGGCGCTCACACGGGATCGGGAGCCTTGCGCGTTTAATTCCGATACTAGGTGGGTGCGGGGTATCGTTGACTTATTGGTAGTAGATGGAGCCGATGCTTACATCATTGACTACAAAACCGGCAGCAACCGCTATCCTGATCCGAAGCAATTAAAGTTGATGGCGTTGATGACTTACGCTCACTTCCCACAGGTTGAGCGGATCAAGGCTGGCCTGCTATTTGTGATGCATAATAGTTTCGTTAATGAAGAGTACACACGGGACCAGACAGGTAAGTTATGGGAAACCTTCTTGCCGCATTTAGACCAACTGGAGATGGCCTTCACAAACAGTATGTGGATGGCAAAGCCCGGTGGGTTGTGTGGATGGTGTCCCGTCACCACGTGCAAATTTTATAAGGAGCGATGAGATGCCATACGTAAACAAGGCACGGCCTTACAAAAAAGAATACAAGCAACAGGTTGAGCGTGATGAACACGAGAACCGCATGGAGCGGCAGCGTGCGCGTCGTAGTTACGATAAAAAAGGTATTAGCCGAAAAGGTAAAGACATTGCCCACGTAAAGGCACTGTCAAAAGGTGGCAGCAACGCAACGGGAACACGATTGCAATCACCCTCAAAAAATCGTTCCTTCCGTAGAACTTCAAGCGGTGCTATGAAATAATGCACAAGACGCAAGTGTGCTGTCGGGGAGTTTCTACCACCCACTTCTCCCCCACAATAACTGCGTCTGTTAGCGATAGGTTGGGCCGCTACCGCCCACTCCTTGCCTAGGCGCTAACCGTCTGGCCCACGATACGGGCTCTTTAATTCAGTAGGTACAGTATGGAATTAGTTGAGAACGCAGCGGTAAAACTTACCGTGTCGAACAGTTTCGCCGCCGAAATTACGGCGCGATTAGAACGAACCGAAATTATTCGGGACAACAAACACAGTAAAGACGTACTGATTTGTTGGGATCACAGCGAGATGAAAGTCCTCGCTGAATACTTAGATCATTTCCTGCCTAGTCAGAACGTGCCAAAGATTCCTTCTCCGATGGAGCGGGACTACGATTGGCCGGGGTTCTACAAACCCTTTGACCATCAGCGCGACACAGCGCAGTTCTTGTCTATTAGGCAACGAGCCTTCTGCTTTAACGAAGCGGGTACAGGCAAGACAAGTGCGGCAGTATGGGCTGCTGACTACCTAATGAAACGGGGCATCATCAAGAAAGTTCTGGTGATCTGCCCCCTGTCGATCATGTATTCCGCATGGCAAGCCGACATCATGAAGACAGCCATTCATCGAACGTGTGGCGTCGCACACGGATCATCATCGAAGCGTAAGAAGATATTAGAAGAGAACTTTGATTTTACGATCATTAACTACGATGGCACGACGGTAATCTTACCTGAACTGATGCAAGCCAAGTTTGATCTAATTATCGTGGACGAGGCCAACGCTTATAAGAGTTCAACGACTCGGCGGTGGAAGACCCTTGCCAAACTAGTTGAACCGACCACGTGGTTGTGGATGATGACCGGCACACCGGCAGCGCAATCGCCGGTTGATGCGTTTGGTTTGGCTAAGTTAGTTAGCCCCGGTCGTGTGCCCAAGTTCTCAACCGCATGGCGTGATCGCGTCATGGTACAGGTGAGTAAGTTCAAGTGGGTTCCGAAGAATGTTGCAACCGATGAAGTGTATCGGGCATTGCAACCGGCGGTGCGGTATACAAAGAAAGAGTGTCTTGATCTGCCTGATGTTGTTTACCAGACACGTGATGTACCACTGACTCCACAAGTTCAGAAGTACTACCTTGAGTTAAAAAAGCAATTACTCATAGAAGCAGCGGGAGAGCAAATCTCCGCCGTCAACGCAGCGGCGTCTCTAAATAAACTATTACAGATATCAGCGGGTGCGGTGTACACGGACAAGCACGACATCGTGCAGTTCGACATCTCGCCTCGACTTCATGCGCTCAAAGAAGTGCTTGAAGAAACTACAAACAAGGTTGTAGTATTCGTTCCGTTCCTTCATTCAATCCAAATCGTAGGCGATTACTTGCGTAACGAGGGCGTGTCGAATGAAGTGATCATGGGGTCAGTTTCGGCAAGAGAGCGATCAGAGATTATCAACCGCTTTCAGACTGCGAACGATCCAAGAGTGTTGATTATTCAACCGCAATCGGCAGCGCATGGGATTACTTTGACGGCTGCTGATACGGTAGTTTTTTGGTCTCCGGTAATGTCAGTTGAAACGTATCTACAGTGCGTAGCCCGTATCGAAAGATATGGTCAAGTCAACAAGATGTTAGTGGTGCATTTGCGTGGCTCGGAAGTCGAACGAAAGATGTACGAGATGCTGCAAGGTAAAGTAGATAGTCATCAAAAGTTAGTAGACCTGTACAAACAGGAGTTAGAGGAGATATGACAGTGGGAAATACAGACGAATTAGTTGAAGCGTATCTTTTGATACGCACCGAACGTGACCGGCTATTGCGGGAATACGAAGTAGCCGACGCGAAGTTGAAAGAAGATATGTCGAAGTTGGAAGCCGTGATGCTTGAGATGTGTAACGCAGTCAATGCCGATAGCATCAAGACCAAGCACGGCACAGTCATGCGGAAGCTAAATGAACGCTTCTTCTGCCAAGACTGGGATAACTTTTATAAGTTTGTTTTAGATGCTGAAGCCGTTCAGTTGCTTGAGAGACGCATCCATCAGAGCAACTTCAAACAGTTCCTTGCGGAGACCGCTATGGATGGTCTGCCGCCGGGTGTAAATGTGATGCGTGAGTATGGTGTTTCAGTACGTAAAGCCAGTAGGTAAAAACATGAGTAACGATATCATTGCAAATTTGAAGAGCGAACTTGCTGCTATCCAAGGCGGCGTCGATGACGATACACGCGCCGTTGCCGGTGGCGGTGGTGGCCTATCCAAGCGTATCTCCATCAAGGGCGGCGTGTTCCGTAAGATGGCCGGTGGCAAGGAGATTGGTTCCATCGAAGATCGGCACATGAACGTGATCTTTGTGAAGATGGCTCACAATCCGAGTCGCACCTACTACACGGGTGCTTACAAGGAAGGCGAGAAGATCGCTCCTGTCTGTTGGTCGTCTGACTCCAAGACCCCTGACCCCGAGGTAAAGAACCCGCAAGCGTCTACTTGCGATTCGTGCCAGTGGTCGGTGAAGGGTTCCGGTCAAGGCGGTAGCGGCACTGCTTGCCGTCTGTCGTGGCGTACTGCGGTGGTTCTGCCGCAAGACCCCGGTGGCGATGTGATGCAGTTGGTTCTCCCGGCTACGTCTTGCTTTGGTAAGGAAGAGGCGGGTAAGTGGCCGTTCCGTCCGTACATTCAGATGCTTGCCAATAACAACATCTCAGCGGGTCGGGTGGTTACGAAGATGCAGTTCGACACGAAGTCGCCTGTACCGAAACTCCTGTTCTCCCCGGCAGCGGTTGTGCCAGAGGGCGACGCTGAAACTGTTCAGCGCCAGAAGGAAACGAAGGCAGCGGAGAGTGCTGTCAAGTTGACCGTGTATCAGCAGGACGAAGGTGAAGCACCGGAAGGTCCGATTACAACTGGACCGGCGGCGATGGCTGAGCCTGTGGTTAGAGAGTCTAAGAAGACGGAGAACGCTGCTCCTGCGGCTGACGTTTCCGATGTCATCAAGAAGTGGTCGAAGAAGGGTTGATTCATGGCTCGCACATACGGCGACAAGTTGTTACTGAAATTGCAGAGTGGCGACTCTACTCTGTTAGGAGTACGGCTTGGTCGCCTATGTGTTGAGGCAAATCTCCCTATAGCCTACGTAGCCCCCGCGCTTGAAGTCTCGCGTAACACGGTTCACTTATGGTTCCGTGGACAGGTCATGCTTGAGCCGAAACGCAAGGTCGTTGAAGCCTTCATGCACCTTGTTGAGCAGGACATGAGAGACGGGGTGCTGCCTGTCAAAAGCCTCAAACACGCAAAAACTTACATAGAGGGAATGATCGGCAAAAAGATTTAAGTTTCCATGAGAAGGTTGGCGGGGTGGCTGTCGCCCCGCCTTTTTTATCTAAGTGGGTTGGTGTCCATGCGAAAACAATTTTATGAGAAAGTACTACCTTCGCAGGGCGTCTACTGTGTTACCGAGATTTCCAAGGACAAAAAGGTAGTCAATCGGTTTGCCAGTAGCCTTGATGAAGTTGAGACTTTAGTAGAAGAGATAAACGTAGCGGGTAAAAACGTATTCATTGCTCTGAGTAGCTTCAGCGGTCATAGCCGCATGAGCGATTACGTTATTTACTGTCGTTCGTTCTTCGTTGATCTGGACGTAAAGCCAGACAAAGCCGGGTGCTATAAAAGCAAAGTCGAGGCAATCGAAGACTTAGATCATTTTCTAAAAGTCACTGAACTGCCTCCTCCAATCGTTGTCGATTCTGGCAACGGTGTCCATGCCTATTGGCCGTTTGAAGAAGACGTTCCGATTGCGGAGTGGAAGCCGTACGCCGAGAAGTTCAAGCAACTCTGCTTGGATCACATGAAGATTGATCCTGTGGTGACGGCTGATATCACCCGAATCATGCGTTGCCCAGAGACGCTGAACTTCAAAACTGATCCTCCGAATCCAACGAGTCTGCTGACCGACGAGTTCAACCAGTACGACTTTGCTGCCTTTAAAGATTATTTAGGTGAAGTTGATACTCCAGCCGGGTCAATTCTTGATCTTATCCCGAAAGGATTGGATGACGACACTCGGCAGATTGCCAAACTCGACAACTTTGAGACTACGTTCCAAGACATCGCGGAATTAAGTCTCAATGGAGACGGCTGCAATCAGATTAAAAACGCACTGATTAACTCTAAGACACTGGCAGAACCAGTGTGGCATTCTGCTCTGTCTATCGCCCGTCACTGCACCGATTGGGAAACTGCAATTCACCTGATGTCCGAGGATTACCCCGGATACAGCCCCGACGCTACTTTAAGGAAGGCAAATGAAACAGTTGGTAAACCGCATAGTTGCAGCATTTTCGAGCAGCGCAACCCCGGTGGATGCAACGGATGTCCCCATAAGGGACGAATCACCAACCCACTTGCCCTTGGCCGAAAGTTTGTTGCCGCCCCGTCAGTCGAGACGGTTAGTCAAGAGGACACAGTTCGGGTCGCGGAGAATCCCCAAGAAATTCCAGTATTTCCTAAAGCGGTCTTACCCTATGTACGAGGGCGAACCGGAGGAATCTATTACCTACCCCCCACAGAAACCGACGAAGACGGAGTAAATATCCAACCTGAACCGGTGCTGATATCGACTAATGAATTTTTCCCGGTACAGCGTATGTACGGTGAAGAGGAAGGTGAGTTATTCCTACTTCGGGTCGTTCTGCCTCATGAAGTTCGGGAGAAGTACATTTCTATGGGCGAAGCACAATCTGTTGAAAGCATGAAAGTCATTCTAGGTAAGGCAGGAGTCGCGCCGCCTAACCAGAAACTATGGCCGAAAATCGTGGAGTACACTATGAAATGGGCACACTATCTACAAAGCCGCGACAGAGCAGAGAACGTCTGCCGTCAGATGGGTTGGTCGCAAAACTCAAAGTCTTTCATTGTTGGCGAGACAGAGTTTTACGGTAACGGTAAGCAACGCAGGGCGGCATCCAGTCCCCTAATACGTGATGTGGCGCGGCTTATGAAGCCGAAGGGTGACTTCCAAGTATGGAAAGACTGCATCAATAAACTGAATCAGCCAGAGTTGGAGATGCAAGCGTTCGGCGTGTTCATCTCGTTTGGCTCTCCGTTGATGCGGTTTACGTCTACGAACGGTATGTCGTTCTGCTTCACAGGCTTATCTGGCGCAGCCAAGTCTGGATCGCTCCTTGCCGCACTTTCCGTATGGGGATCGCCCAAGCCGCTCAGCGTTTACGAATCTACAGACAACGCTTTTAACAGCCGTGCTATGTCCCTCAAGAACATTATGATGGGTATGGACGAGGTGCATGACAAACCGCCCGAGCAGATATCGAAACTTGTTCACTTGATTTCGCAAGGTAAGGGCAAGATGCGTATGCAGAGTTCGGTTAACGCCGAGCGCGAGCAACAAGAGATCGCGTCGATGCTCTGCCTCATGTCATCGAACATATCGCTTTACGATTTGATCCTGTCGAAGAAGGCCAACGCAAGCGGCGAGATCATGCGTCTCTTGGAGTACGTGTTGGTTCAGCCCTCGTACCTGACCATCGAAGTCGGGCGTAGCATATTTAATCCTTTGCATGACAACTACGGTCACGCGGGCGCTGCGTATGTAGATTACCTTTTGACGTTAGGCGAGGAAGAGATCAAGGCTCGTATCGCCAAGTGGAGCAAGCGGCTTGTCGCAAGCAAGTTAGGTAGCAACGCTGCCTTCCGGTTTTATGAAACTGCGTTTAGCGCGACGTTTGCAGGAGCCGAGATTGCCATTGAAGCCGGGATCATCGACCTCGATATAGAGCGTATCTACGACAAGGTAATACTGGAGACCATCAAAGTGAGGGACAGCACCCAGAAGCATCAGATTACGGATTACGAAGGACTTATCACCGAGTTCTTGAACGATCAGTGGCGGCGTGGCACGTTGATTTTCGATGAGGGTCGGGTCGTGAACGAGCCGTTTGGTGAACTTGTAGCCCGTGTCGAGATCGGTAGCGGCACTCAATACGTGTCGAAGAGCAAATTTAAGAAGTTTTTATCCGAGAAGAGCGTAGGCTCCGCTGAGTTTGAAAAAGCACTAGAGAAGTCCACTGTTAAGTTGGAGTCCAAGAAGATGCGGCTCTCGACAGGGTGGAAGGCCGGTATGAACTCGCCTCCGATTCATGTCTATTCATTCCAGTACGACATCCCCAAAGAGATGTTAGATGACAATCAAAGTACTTGAACCTGAATGGATTTTTCCGTTTGAGGGTATGGCGGTGGGGGACAGTTTCTTCATCCCTACCCTCAAGATTGCGGAAATGCTGTACGTGATAGACTGCCGAGCCAAGGCCGCTCAAGTACGAGTGAAGGCTTATGCCTCGTCCAAGGAAGGACACCTTGGCGTTAGGGTTTGGAGAGTTGGTTAATTACTCTTTTACCCGATTGATAGCACCTTCACGGTATCGTTTTGGTATTGAAATACCATCAACGGCTTCTTCAGCAGCCTTACTGCGCTGACGGAACGACTGTTCAAGTTCGTCCCAATTAATTTTAGCGTCAAATTCAGCGGCAGTTTTAGTTTTGTTCCACTTACTAATATCTTGCAAAGCTTCTTCGTAGCCTTCTTGGTCGCCTTGTGACCATGCAGAATAAGCATCCTTAAACAACGCCTGTCGGCGTTCAATAACGCTATCAACAATTTCTTTTCTAGCGCCAGCACGAGCCGTTGCTTCCGATACCTGCGTCGGCGTAAATCCAAACGCTTGCATGAAAATTTCGTAGGCATCAAGGTCTTCAGTGATTTGTTTGCCGTCTCTAGTCAATACACCATCACTGTAGTAACGCCACGCTTTAGCAAAGTTTCTAGCAGCAATCGGCAACAGCTTTTCAAGCACGCGATCAGAATACCCATCTTCATACCATTCTTTTACTGCTTCGGTACGAGAACGAATAGAGGCGTACGCAGGGCCTAAAAACTGTTCAATCGCAAACAGTTCCAATCCAATTTCATCTAAACGGCGTGGGTCATCGCGCCAAAACATACCGTTAAAGCCAGTACGAGCCGCCATGTCGATACCAAAAATCTGGTTGACCGGACCCCTAAATGCCCCAAGTCCAACGTCTTGCTTCAGGTCTTCTTCTGCGTCAGTGATTTCATCATCTGCTTCACCAAACATCGCAGCCGATACAGCACTTGCCATCGCAGACAACCCAGTGGCTAAACCATAAAACGGCAATCCCTGAATACCCGCAAACGTAAACGCACCGCCAACAGTACCCACCCATTGCTTAATAGCAACCTTTCTAAACTCACGGTCAGCAGCCTCTGCCTCGGCTTTCTCTTGTGGACTCATCCCCGTCGTATCAGTTTTTGACCCCTCAAGAGCATCGCGTAGCAGTCGCACCTGAAGTGCATACATGGCCCTAGCAAAGCGTTTAAACGTGAGGGCAACCTTTAATACCCCAGTCTGGAATATGCGCGGGCTAAGCTCAGTTAGCGTTTCACCGTTGGCTTCATCTGCAAGGCGAATAGCTTTGTTAATGGCTTCTTTTTCAACAGCCCGTCCCGTAAGACCCTGCGCTCTTTTCTTCTCCATCTCCAATCGGAACGCCGCGATAAGAGTCACTTCGCGGTTAAAACGCTCTGTGTTTTGGAACGTCCAGCCCAAGAACTGCTTAGTGTAGTTAAGCATTCCAGAGTAATCGCTGAGCGTGGCTCCCCGGTCACGAGCCTCCATAATGTCGTAGCCAACCGAGTGCTTGATAGCACCCTGCTTAACAGCCTCTTCAAACAATCGTCCCAACGGAGAATTGGGCGGAATAGAAGCCGGGTCAAACGCAGTACGGTCGGCCTCTGGAAATTTCCTCGGTTTTCCTGCTTTACCATCGTCGTCCCAACCGCCTTGGAAGTACATGGCAATTGCATCTTCCATTGCAGTCTTGGCTTTACCGTAGCCGTACTCGCCGCCAAGCATCGGATAAACAATCATCGGCAAGTTAGTAGTGTTGGCTACGGCAGAGGACATATTGCCCAAGATAAAATCTGCGTAGCTCATGAACACAAAACGGTTAACCAAACTGCTATTAGACGGATCACGCAAAAAGTTAAGCCGTACTTTTAATTCGTTGCCAAGTTGCAACGCCGTCATTGAGCCGTCTTTGGCTACGTCTTCCTCGACTAACTTCGTGGCTTCGTCAATTTGCGGCGCATATTCAAGGTTAGTCAGTTGGTTCGCCATGCGAGAAGCGACGATGGCATAGACGTTAAGAAGGTCTTTCTTAGCGCCTTTATAACCCTCACGCTTACGGAACTGCTGCCGTACGGACGAAGCAGGAATAGTGTCCAAAAACAACTTATACAAAGTCTGCTTCAGTTCGGCAGGGATTTGCGCTCTAGGACCGAACTGATCTTTGTAATACTTATCTATCTCTTCGTTTACCTTACCGAAGAACCCAAAGCTGCCCATACCCGGCGCTTCAAAGGCGTCTTCAATCTTGGAATACTGTTGAATACTACTTCGGTTAATACCCGCTTTTACTAAGTCACGGATAGCGAACAGCCGCGCTTTTCTGCTTGTAAAAGACTCAACAACAGTTTCACCATTTCTATCTTGATAGCGAATCCAATAATCGCCGTCACGATATAGCGGCAAATAAATTTTAATTCTGCGGGATTCAATTTCTTTACGAATCAAATTAGCTGCCGTGGGGGGCAGGTTCTTCGTAATAAGCTCAATGTACCGATCAGACATCTGCCGGTAAGCGTCAAGCATATCGAAGTAAACATCTTTAAGAGGCTGCGGAAGACTCTCAAACTCTGCGGTAAGTTTGTCTAAAGAATTGTAATCCTTGTTAGGAACAACCGTGCCGTTCTTGAGTTTAATAGTCCTACGGAAATCGGTCTGCGTTTCAGTAGACTCAAGCGCAATTCTGTAAAACTTTTGAATTACGCCTTTATATTTTTTATCTGACAGTACGTCATTCCATTTAGTAACATTGTTATTAATATCACCGCGCATTTCGCGCAATTTCACAGCACGTTCAGTGGCGACTCGGGTAAGCCCCCTAATAGCAGGAACGATTTTGCCAAAGATGTCTTCCAATTCCCGCATGGTGCGGAGTTGCAAATAGGCGGGACGTAACTTGTCGCTAAGCCCTTCTGCAAATGCCAAAGCTGTTTCCGCAAGCTCAGGCGACATTATTTTAAGGTCTTGAAGTTTCTGAGCCGAAGAGTTAAGTAAATTACGTTCTTTTCTTTTTGCAGCAGCGACAGATTTGAGACCGACAACTTCACGTTTGCCGGTCGTAACTTTCTCCTGCGCCAGTCGCATGACCTGTGCAACGTCATTGTTAGAGTAGGCAAACTTGATGCCCATCGCTCTAGCAGCGCGGCGAATAAACGCAGCCACACGGTTAAACGCAGCACGAATACCGGCTTCTTTAATTGGACCGGCTTCAGCCTTGGAAGCAAGAACTTCTTCCACTGCCTGTGCATTGCTCATGCCGGGGGTTTTGATCGCATCCGCCGCAGCGCGAGTAGCTGGGTTGGTGTCGTAGATGTCGTTCAGGATGTCGTTGAGTCGGGTACGGAACTTCTGCCGCAACCCGAAATGCCCAAAACTTTCATGCAGAACGGTGGCGTGAACATCGGCTTTGTCAGTGGCGCGGCTGGCAATAACGTAGGTCTTACCTTCATGGTAAAAACCTTTGTCGTCAGGGTTTACCTTCACACCTTTAGGAATGCGTGTGTCGTTCTCGTTATCAAGAACAACAACTTCCGGTGCGTTGGTCCAGCCTTGAATTGACTCAGACGCGGCTTGCTCAACATCCTGTCGTGCCATGACAGGAGACGGCGGCACTACACCACGACGGCGCGGGGGCAGTGAACTAATTGATGGCTGTTCTTGTGTGGTAGTTACAGTGCTGATATCGCCTAATGGAGGCTCGACCCGTCCTTCTCTTTCAGCAACATCAACAGCAGTTCGTGGAGCAGTCCCCAATCCCTCACTTGCAACTCCTGCAACTTCTGGTCTAGTGGGTTCTGGTCCCGGTAAAGGCAGTTCAGCGCTTCTTCCAACTGCTCCAGCGACAGTTGGCTCAACAGGTCTTGATGTTGTTTCAACGGTTGCACTGGGAGCCTCCTGACGTTGCCCCATCGTGATTGTACGCTTGCCATTCTTCGGAGCCGTAACGACACCTTCAAGCTCCATACGTCTAAGAAGTTCAGTCGCCTTCGCCAAATTGACGTTAAGGGCGCGTTGAATGGTAGCGACACTAGGCACACCACTCTGAAGAACCGCATCTACAGCCTGTCGGTAAATAGGGTCTTCAACATCAGTGGGTTCGATAGGCAGGGCCGCTTGAGCACCCGCAGTTTGCGGGATTGGAGCAACCGCAGCGGTCGGCGTTGTTAACGTAACCGGCTGGCCTTTCGGTAGGGTCTCTGCACCGGGGACGTTAATTGCTTCAGCCAGAGCCTTATCAACCTGAACCGTAGGTTGCGTAGCCGTCACTGTGGCGGCTGGCGTTTCAATTAACTGCTGCTGAGCATCCGCAGTTTGCGGAATCGGTGCGACCGGTGTAGCCGGAGTCGTAACTGTCGGTGTACCCGACAGTTCTTGAAGTCTTAGACGATAGAACGGAATGGCTTCTTGCAAAGCTTCGGCGCGAGCCATGAGTCTTTGCTCAGCATCAAGCGGTTCAACGCCCATTAAACGGGCGTCTCTCTCCATGCCTTCTGGATCAGCAAGGCTTTCTGACAAGTTAGCAAGATACATCTCCGCATTTCGCAGAGTTTCAGCAGCTTCTTTAGGCGTGCTTATGCTACGTAATTCACCGCGCAAAGCAGGGGGCGCATCGTCAATCGACGACGGCAACGGAGGCGGAGGAGTCTTAGCCGCTTCCTCTTCTTCCTTCTTTATTGCGTCGGCTTCTTCTTGAGTTTCCTGCGTTAAGTCACCGGCAGGTTCAGCCCGAGCAACTTGCGTTCGTGCAGCGGCTCTATCAACGACTCGACCCACGCCACCAAGCGGAGCCATAAGGCTAGTACGGTATCCAACCTCAAGATACTCTTGTACAGCGTCGTTATCGGCAACTGATAGACCGGCTTGAGCACGTTCAAGTGCTTGTTGAACAACTTCAAACGGAACTTCAGCAGCTACACCTACGGCGGTGCCTTTGGCTACAGTTTTAGCAAGACCTTCTCGTGCTAGTTTCTCTGCCTTCTTAGCAGACTCTTCAGTGCCTTCGGCTAAGAGTTCATCAATCTTCTTACCCGCTTCACCAAAAAGTTTTTTGCGGAGGACGCGACCAAGAATTAAAGCTTGGCTTGCTACGTCGAGCGCAGCTTGTGGTACAGCGGCGGCAGCGGCGGCTGTGCGGGAGATATCAACATCACGACCTGCGGCGATGTCTTCTTCGGCTTGGCGCTGAATGTTTGCGCCGTACTGCTGCATGAAGGACGGAGTGACAGCGCCGGTAATACCGCCAACTAACGCAGTTACAGGTGCAGCGGGACCGCCAACCATAGCACCAAGAGCAGAACCTGCTTTAGCACCTGCTATCGTAAGTCCCATTTGAGGAAGTTGTTCAGCAACAGCTTCGGGGATACTTCCAACAGCTTCGCCAGCAGCGCCTAATGCACCGCGCTCTTCGTAGGCTTTCTTAGCCGCCTCAAGAGTTGGGCCTTCGCCATACTTCTCAGAAATGATTCGGCTACGTTCGGCGGCTTCAAGCGCGGCTTTTTCTGCATCAGCTAAAGATTCACCAGCCGTTTTTACGGTTGAGGCCATCGACTTAAGGCCGCGCATAAACCCAGCGCCAACACCACCTTTGTCTTCTTCAGTCTGCCGTCTTTGTTCTTCTTGTACCGCTTGTCTGTACGCAGCAGCGACCGTCTCGAATTCCCGAGAACCTTTTTTGTCTTTGTTACGTACAATCCACGCCGCGTACTCGTCAGCCGTTGCCACGATTAACCCCCGGCAGCAAGAACGGCGTCCGCTTCGTCTCGAATACTACTGTTCGCAGCGGGAGCGCCACCTTGAGGCTGTGCTTGAGTTACGTCAATAGGAGCCGCACCAGTTTTAGGTTTAGCTGCAATAAGTGACTTGGTGACTCTATCTACTTCAGCGTTTGCACGATTAAGTTCTTGCTGCATTGCGGCTTTCTTAGCCGGGTCGGTTTCTTTAGCGATAGATTCCGTCAGCGTTCCAACACGGGCTAATGCACCGCCAAGCACGTAGTCAGTCGAAGTACCGCGACCGGCCTCGACTCTCGCCTGCGCTTCTCTAACAGCGATCTGTGTACCGCGATCATACTCAGCCAGAGCCATACGAGATGCTGCTTCAAACCCAGCCAACGCCGTGCGGTATTGATACTCCAATGCAACATTTTCGCGTTGAGCTTGACGATCATTAAGCGTCTTTTCTGCCGTTTCCAACTTAGTTTCAAGTTGATTAACGCGGTTCATGGCAGTTGTGGTGCGAGTTGTTCTAGCAGTTTCTTTAGCCTTAGTCAGATTAATAGCTGCTTTCTCACGTTCATTACGGGCAGCGCGAATCTCTTTTTCAAGGTCACGCTCACGAGTAACAGCCGCACTACGTGCTTTCGCCATTGCCTCCAACGCGCTACGAGACTTAGTGGCGTAACCTGCGATATCGGCAGCTTCCTGACGGCGTAAATTGCCCCGGTCAGCCTCCAACTCTTCAAGCGAACGCTTTTCCTGCCGCTTCAATAAATCCGCTTCTTCCTGAAGCGACTTGGCGTACTCGCCAATACCTTGCTCTTTCTCAATTCCTTCCAGTTCTTCTTCCTGCTTCTTAAACGCCGGGACATAACCTTGTCCCATGATGTTTGCGAAGTAATCGTAAATCTGTTGATCCGAGCGCGGCTTCGGCAAGTTCGCCGCCACGATAGGCGGAGTGGACGCACTGACGCCACCTTGATCAAACGCCACGATGCCGCCACCGGCAAAGCCCTGCGGATTCTCCATCCTGCCAGCATCAAGCGAGGCAAGACCACTTGCTTGCGGAGCCATTTGAGGAGCCGTCATTTGCGGAGACATCATGGGTTGAGTAGCAATCTGTGGTGCAGTTTGGGTAGGTTGCATTTGAAACCCGCCCAGTCCACCAGCACGTGCTTGCGCCGCCATGTTAATTTGATCTCGCACAGTCCCAGTTTGCATAGGACGAGTTTCAGGCTGCTTTAATTGCTCAAACTGACGCAGCATGGCAGAGAGATCAACAAGCGGAGCAATGCCCTGCTGAGCCATGCTCTTCACATAAGTCATGGCTTGATCCATCGGCATACCTTTAGCCATCGCGCCATGAAGCGAAGTCAGCATCGTTCGCACAAGCGGGTTAAGCGGAGTGATAGCCATCATCGACCTCCGAAGAGCGTATTGATACCACCGCCGCTACCCAAGATACCGCCAATCATGCCAAGGGTGCTGGACGGTTCGTAGATACTTGTAGTCTTATCCGTTGACGGGATACCACGAATCAAGTTCGACATGAACTCCAACTGCTTGTACGGATACTGCATCTCGTCAATGAAGCGTTGGTAGTCCGACGCAAGCATCTGCTGCTTGAGCGCCTGTTGTTGGGCACCGGCACCGAGTTGAGCACCGAGGATGCCTGACTGCTGTTGATATTGCTGCTGACCCAACTGACCAAGCTGCCCGGCAGCGGCCAACTGTTGTTGAAGACCTTGTAGACCAAGGCCAGCACCGAACTGACGGGACTGCTCACCCAACTGCGTACCAGCCAGACCATACTGAGCGCGAGTTGCAGCATCAGCCATCGCCTGTTGAGTTGCTTGTTGGTAGGCGTTTTGAAGGCCTGTTGCTTGGATATTCTGCAACTGCTCATTCAGACCACGACGAGCTTCAGACTGCATCAATGCTTCACGAGTACCGCCTTTAGCACCAGCACGGGCCGCAGCCGCCGCCATACCCGGAAGTTGACGACCGTAGTCCTGAATTGCCTGTTTCTTTTGCTGCTCAACTACGCCCTGCATGTACGGGGACATGTAGGGATCAAGACCGCCTTGTTGCATATACGGCGACTGGTAATACTGTCGCTGACGAAGAGGGCGATATTTAGCAAGGTCCTGCGCTTGAAGCGCGGCTAGACCCGTGAAGCCAGTTGCTTGAGAGGTCTGCGGAGAGACCTGCATACGAGCAAGGTCATTATATGCTTGCTCTTGAAGTGGGCTTGGTCGAGCAACAAGTTCGCCCTGATAAGGCTGAAAGCCAGATTCAAGTCTGCCTGTAGCTGGATTTAATTTCGGGTACGTCAGCGCCGCGCCAAAGCCAAGCAAGTCAGTGGCGTACTTCTGTGCCCACGAGGGGATATTAGAAGTGACGGTTTCTTGTTGGGTAGGCGTCGTGGTTGTAGTTGCCATGTTCGTCTCCGATTATCTCGGTAAATATTTGTCTACTTTGACTGCCGGAGCCTGTTTGGACTTACCCGTTCGTGCCTTACGAATCCGCGCCATCATTTGATACAGCTTCTTCGCACCGGCTTCAGTCGAGCCATTACCTAAGTGAGAGACCACATCAGCCGGGATTACAAATTCTCCGTCTGCCAACGCCGCTCTCTGGACCCCCTTACCCCGGATGACAGCAGGAATATCATCAGACATGCCGTCACCCGCTCCACGCAAGAGCTTACCACCAGCGCGGTATTCAGGCATCACGGGCAAACCGCCTTGAGCAAACCCGAAGTTGTATCCGTCAGCAGGGTTTACCGCTGCTCCTTGCGGAGTGCGAGTCAACGAGGCAATACCGCCAGTTTGATACTTCTTACGCTTTTTCTTCACGATGCCTCCGGAGGCTTTGCCTTCTTCACTATCTTTACCCATGCATCCATACAGGTATTCCATGTAAGTCGCTGGGCGTGGGCGACCTGCATCATCAAAGCAAATAGTAACGCCTTGGAATGGAACGCATCGGTTGAGAGTTAAATCAAAATATTCGCCCATCCCGCACTGCGGCTGATCTTCTGGCGGCGTAATAACTACGTCGTCTTCTCCACGCCCACTGCACGGGTAATCACCGTTGTAAGCACGAGTATAAGTTGAGTTGTCAGGGCACGTGCCGTAGCACATACCATCCTGTTCAACTTCGTCCTCGCGGCATTTCGGTTGTTCCTTATCTTTTTCTTCGTCAGGCTTTACGCACGGATTTAGCCCCGCACTAGCACGGTCAGGATCATAGGTTTCGCCTTCCTGACAGACTTGGAAACACTGTCCTTCAAACGAAACCTCATGCGGCCCACACTCCGGTTGCGGAGGACTCGGCGGCGGAGGCGGCGGTACCGGTGGCTGCGGCGGCTGCGGTGGACTTGGCGGCTCCGGAGGTGACGGAGGCGGCGGCTGCGGTGGACTTGGCGGCTCCGGAGGTCCCGGAGGTCCCGGAGGTCCCGGAGGTCCCGGAGGACTCGGCGGTGGCGGAGGTGGTGTTGGCGGTTCCGGTGGCGGCGGTGGCACATCCGGGCAACGCTCTCCCAGATCAGGAAAAATAACAGACCCGTCGTCACACACCATTATCGGTGGCGGCGGAGGCGGCACCGGGGGCGGCGGAGGTGGAGGCGGAGTCGGAGGACTCGGCGGCGGAGGCGGAGGCGTTGGAGGTTGTGGTGGCGGCGGAGCCGTACCAGTTGATACGCAACGGTCTAAGTTTGGGTCCCAAACATGCCCCGGACCATACGCTGCCTCACAAGCTTTGTTTGGATCATCTGGAACATAACGACGGTCACGCCGACCGTTCATGTACTTAATCCAATCAAAATATTCCTGCCAAAGCTTTGTTTTAAGCTCTGGATCAGTTTCTTGCTCTGCCGCTCGTCGTAAACGACGCGCAACTACCTCGTCATCTTCACCGGGACCCGGCGGTTCTGGCGGGGGAGGCGGAGGCGGCGGTGGCTGCGACGGTGCATCTGGGCAACGCTGCCCTAATTCGGGATAAATAATAGACCCGTCCGAACAAACCTGAACTAAAGGCCCCGGCGGAGTCGGAGGACCCGGCGGCGGAGGTGGCGTTGGTGGTTGCGGAGGTGGCGGCACCGGGGGCGGCGGCGTTGGGGGCGGCGGCGGTGGTACCTCTGGGCAACGCTCTCCCAGATCAGGAAAAATAACAGACCCGTCGTCACAGACCACTATCGGAGGAAGTGGCGGTGGAGGCGGAGGCGGCACCGGGGGTGGCGGTGGCGTTGGAGGCGGAGGCGGCACGGGGGGTGGCGGTGGCGTCGGAGGCGGAGGTGGCGTTGGGGGCGGAGGCGGTGGTACCTCTGGGCAACGCTCTCCCAGATCAGGATAAATGATAGACCCATCGTCACACACCACCATTGGAGGTGGTGGCGGAGGCGGCACCGGGGGTGGCGGTGGCGTTGGGGGCGGAGGCACAGGCGGTCCCGGAGGTCCCGGAGGTCCCGGAGGCACAGGCGGTCCCGGAGGTCCCGGAGGTCCCGGAGGTCCCGGAGGTCCCGGAGGTCCCGGAGGTCCCGGAGGTCCCGGAGGCACAGGCGGTCCCGGAGGTCCCGGAGGTCCCGGAGGTCCCGGAGGTCCCGGAGGTCCCGGAGGTCCCGGAGGTCCCGGAGG